GACCTACAGTGAGGTTGAGTTGATTGCGACACACGATCCAAACAAGGGGGCCACGGCGGACCAGCCGGGGTGGTGGCCTGCCACGATTTGGCGGGACTGAGGATGACGACGGCATCCGCGCCCCAGTTCAAGGTCTTGCACCCGGACGGGCGGCTGGAGATAAACCCCAGCGAGCCGCAGTTCCGGGTGCTGACCTCGGAGGCGCAGATAGTGGGGATGCAGGCCGGGACGGGGAGCGGCAAGACCTCCATTGGGGCCATCTGGGTCAAGGCCGAGATGGAGAAGAAGGGGCCGGGGGACTATCTGGTGGCGGCGCCGACGTTCCCGCTGATGGAGCCGAGGGTGATCCCGGAGCTGATCGAGCTATTTGTGAGCCAGTTGGGGGCCTTTGACTACCGGCCTGGCTATCACAGGTTTGAGTCGAGGGCGCAGAAGGATGGGAGGCCCCTGTACCGGCTGTTTCTGGGGAGCGGGAACAACCCGGATAGCCTGGAGTCGGCCACGTACATGGCGGCGTGGATTGACGAGTTGGCGCAGAGCCAGTTCCCGCGGTCGTCCTGGGAGGCGATTCAGCGGCGGGTGGCGTACAATTCGGGGCGGATTCTGTTCACCACGACTCTGTATGACGTGGGCGGGTGGTACAAGACCGAGATATACGAGCCGTGGGTGAAGGGAGACAAGCGGTTCGACATCATTGAGGCTCCCAGCACCAGCAACCCCACGTATCCGGTAGAGCGGTTTGAGCAGGCCAGGGCCAGCCTGCCCTATTTCAAGTTCGCCATGTTCCACCTGGGGAAGTACGAGAAGCCCACGGGCCTGATTTACGACTGCTTCAACGAACACTCCCAGGTGATTTCCAGATTTGACCTGAAGCTGGCCCAGTATAGCGAGTGGGCCAGGTACACGGGCCACGACTTCGGGCCGAACAACACGGCAGCTTTGTGGACGGCCCAGGACCCGGCCACGGGTTTCTTCTATTTATACCGGGAATACCATGCGGGCGGCCTCAGTGTGGGCCAGCACGTTGCGGAGTGGAAGAGTTCCAGCCGAGGCGAGGAGATTCGCACCCGCACCGGCGGCTCCTGGCAGGAGGAGGAGGCCAGATACGCCTATACGGCAGCGGGATGGCCCATCCTGAGGCCCTCTATCCGGGACGTGGAGGCTGGGATTGACCAGGTTTACAGCTTCATAGCTAAAAACCAGTTGTTCGTGTTCAGCGACTGCCACATGTTCCTGAACGAAATCCTCAGCTATACACGGGAACTGGACGAAAACTACGACGCCACGGACAAAATCCATGCCAAGAGCCGTTTCCACTTAATGGACGCGCTTAGATATTGCTTCAGCGGCTTCAGCCCGGAACGGGTCGGGGGCGACGAGTATTTCGTGACCAGCACGGGCCGAGATCGGCGGCGGATTGAGGCAGAGCGAGAGAGCGGCGGCGGATCGGAACGGTTTTTGACCAGCACGGGCGGGAATTGGCGGCCCAGCGACGCAGTTCTCAGCCGCCGGCGGCGGTAAAGGCGCTGCCCTGAGCTTGTCGAAGGGTGTATGATAACGGCATGATAGAGCCTAAACCAGAGCCAGTCATCTACGACTTGAATGTTTGCCCAACGTGCGGAGGCCCTATAACCTTCAACGCTGGCGCGACCCATATCCGCTTTTTCCCGCTCGATTCGCCGCCGATGTGCATGTGCGACCGTGAGCGGGGTTTCCCCCCTTGGGTCTATGAGATTGTCCCACTAGATTCAGACGAGGGCAGCCCCCCGCAATGATGCAGCCCCAAAATGGCTCCACCAACGGTCACGCGGCCTTGCCCGCCTCTCCAGAGGCAGGGACGGCGAAAGAGCGGCCCCCGTGGACGATGGAGTCCGTCATCTCCGTTGTCAACAGCATGGAGACCCGTCGTAGCACCCTCCACACCAGGATGGACGGCGACGTTGACCTGTGGGCGGGCAAGCAGTGGCAGTGGCCCAAGGTGGAGGAGGGTGTCCCGGACTACCGGGGGTTCCGCACCGTCACCAGCAATGCGCCCCGTGTCTTTGCCGACAAGCTGGAAAACACCATTGTTGGCGGCGAGTGGAACGTGCGTGTCCTCCAGGGCGATGCCCAGAAGCCGGAACGGGAGATGAAAAACGCCAAGGAGATGTTCTGCCTGGGGATGCTCCAGAGCATTGACGAGCGGCTGGGCAACCTGATGCAGCCGCCCCTGAGACGCTCTCTCGTCCGCCAGAACGCCATCCGGGGCCGGTGGGCGCAGCGAGTCCTCATTGTCAAGGAGGACAAAGACCCACTGGAGTTCGAGCAGGAAGTGGCCCAGTACCAGATGGCGATGATGTCTCCCATGATCCAGGAATCGGGCCAGCCGCCGCCGGAGCCGCCGTCTCCCACCCGCAGCTACGCCGACGTGACCGCCTGGGACCCCCGCAACACCTACTGGGGCATGGGCCGCCACGGGCTGGCCTGGGCCTGCCATAAGTGGTGGAAGTCCAGGGCGGAGCTTTTTGCCGAGTACGGCATGGGGATAGAGGGGGTCACCAATACCCTGGAAGGCATCTACGGCGGCAGCCACCAGACTCTGCTTGCGGGCTACGACTTCCTGGACGAGCAGATGAACGTGGTGTTCACCGAGTCCAAGCAGGTATTGAAGCCGCCCACGGCCCACGGCATGGCCCGCCTCCCGGCCAGCATCGGCAAGGTGGCGCCGACGCCCAACTTCCAGTACCGGGATATGAACCCCGACCAGGACTACGAGGTGCTGGACGGCGACAGCATCTACCACGCCAACCGGGAAATCTACGACAAAAAGAACTTCCTCAACTCCCTCACGGTCAATATCGTGGATAGGTCGCTGCGCCAGAGTCTGGCTTGGCAGTCCAAGGCTGGCAACAAGTTGCCCGACGACAAGGCGATTCTGGCCGGGCAGAACGTTGCGGTGGGCATCGGTGAGTTGCCCGTGGTGATCCCCACCGACAAGCTGGCCCAGGAAGCCCAGGTGCTTTACGCCGAGTACGCTTCCATGCAGCAGCAGGGCAGCTTCAGTGACATCTTCTACGGCATCCAGCCCTTCCAGATGAGCGGCCTGGCCCTGAACACCGTCAAGGAGGGCGGCCTGACTCCCATTGACCCGGTGGTGGAAGCCTGCACCAGAGCCTACAAGCAGATTCTTGACCTGCTGTGCGATAGCTACGCCACGGGTCGCTTCGACACCATGTCGCTCAGTGGCCGGATGCAGGACGCCCGCCGGACATTCTTCAAGGAATCGTTCACCCCGGACGTAGTGGGACAGGGCGGCATCATTGAGGTGACCATCACGCCCCGGCTGCCGGAGGACGAGGCCCAGCGGGTCACGGTAGCCAAGATGCTCACGGAGCATAATCCGGGCGAGATGCCGCTGGCGTCTCTGCGCCATGCACGGGAAAACGCTCTCAAGTTCCAGAACGTAGACCAACTTGACCGGGAAGTCCGGGAGGAGCAGGCCCAGTCCGGCTCGCCGGAAGCCCTGGCCTATACTTTGGCCCTGGCTGCCCATGACGCGGGTGACGAACCCCTGGCGATGATGTGGGAGACTCAGTATCAAATGGCCTTGGAGATGAAGCGCCTGGAGTATCTGCAATTGCAGATGGCAATGCAGATGGGCCAGACCCCACCCGGCGGTGGGGCAGGTGGCGGCAATGGCAAGAAACCGGGGCCGGAAGGACGTGGGCCGCGCACCCGCCCCAGCGCCCAGGTAGCTGCACCCCGCAGCATTGGCGCGCCCACCCCCCGGCCCACCCCCCAGGCCGGTCCGCTGGTGGAACAAGGCCGGCAGCGCCCCGGTGCCCAGGGCCAGCCCGCTTGATAAATAGGAGGATATGATGGCTATCGGAGACCCCACGGGGGCATTCCCGCAGCGTGGCACAACCAGCACGGGGCGTCTTGACTTTGTCCCTGGCGGCTATGACCGTCTGGGCTACTACCATCGTAAGGACGACAGCTACGAGGAGCGCCGCAAGGAAGCTCAGTCGAGCATGGGGCCGAACCTGTACCAGCGGTGGGTGCGAGATAACAGCCCCGGCGGCCCTGGCTCTCCCCAGCAACAGAACCCAGGGGCGGGCGGCGGCAACGTCAATGCCCTGGCTCACGCCACCATCCTGGGAGACCTGACGGCGGGGCGCATCACGGCGGCCCAGGCCGAAGAGCGGCTGCGGCTCATTGGCGTCTCGTCCGACATGATTCGCCAGGAAATCCAGGCCGCTACCCGCGCCCAGCCTGCCCAGGGCAACGTGCCCACCGCGCCGGTGGGGTCGGTGGCGCCGCCAACGTCAACCACCCCTGGGTCTGCCCTTACTGGGCCGCCGCCTTGGAGCGAGTCTGAGGGGGAACGCGGCATTGCCTTCAATGCGTTCTTGGGCGACCGCTTCGGAGCCGGGGTGCCTACATATTTGCAGAGGCCGCTGCAACGGATGTTTGAGCCGCTCCAGCAAGCGTATACATTCGGGACGGATTTTGGAACGGTTCCAGGCGGCACCAGTTTCGCCCAGTTTGCCAAACAGGGTCAGGGGTTGCCCGACTTTCGTGGCTTGGCGGAGCGTGGGGCTAACGCCTTCAGCGGAGGGGATGACGTTTTGCAGTCCCGGCTGGCCGAGGATCAGGAGAGGCAGTTTGACCTATCCCTCCTGGCTGCGGGGCAGAATGTTCCGTGGACTCTCAAAAACGCGCTGCAAAATGTTGGTCGCCGCCGCTTCGACCAGTGGCAAGTGGGACTGCCCCAGGGGGACGCTGCCGCTGGGGTGTCTGCCAGCAACTTGAACTGGCTGCCTGAGTTTGCCCGCCGGGGGTTCAGGTTCTGATGACGATGCAACAGGACATCCTCAAAGAAATCTTCGGAGAGCGCCCGGAGTTGGCCTACCAGGGGCGTTTGGCTCAGGCCGGAGGCCGCCCC